GTTAACCAGGTCAAAATAGTCAAGCAGGCCTGCAGGAAAGAACAAGCTCAACATCTCCAGTGGAGTGGCAGGGGGGTTGAAGGTTCTGTTTCATGCCACAAAGATAGTGTTTTTAACTAATTCCCCCAAGTTTTCAAACTGAGCCCAGAGCAGCTGCTTTAGAAGAAAAAAACGCCGATTACCTTATTGGTAATCGGCGTTTTGTAAAAGTGATTCCGCTGCGATTACAACATCTATATTTATATACCTGATAATCAGTAATTTAATTTGTAACTATTTTTAATTGGTATCATGTTTTAGCCGATACATTCGTTTTAAACTATTTTTATATGTCATAACTTTTTGTTTTTTTACAGGTCTATTCTTGTTCGTTTATCTTTATATGTTAACAACCTATAATCGGCTGTTTTTTTTATCGCAAAATACTTTGCAACTTTGCATCCGTTGCAAGTAGAGCGGCAACAGACATATGATTAAACAATCGCTCAAACGTGAGCCTTCTTTATATTTGGAAATCCGTTGCCGCTCTACTTTAGCAACGGATTTTTTCTTTCCTATTAGTTAGATAAAATCCATACAATCGGTTGTGACGCTGTGTGTGCACCTCCATCCGATTTAAACCTTGCAGAGGGCTGTGAAAACGGGGCGGGAAACCGCAGGAAGTACGATACAAGGAAGCCTTAGAGGATGCTTGTACGGGTGTCAACTCACCTAAAACCTCGAAGAGAATGCAAGTTGATGTCATTCTCCCTTGAAAGGTTCGGTCATTATACGAGAGTTTAAAGCTGCGAATCAAAGGAAAAGTCCGTTGGCTGTTTGGCTTAATATGTTCAAGTGAAAAAGAACTGCCAAATCGCCTAAAGGACACTCTGTACCCACGTGGTTGGTATTGCCGAGAGTTGAGATGTGATACGAATATTAAACATTGATGGATGATTAATATAAGAAAGATATAACTTTAAATTATAGCTTATGAATGAACTTGTTTTTAAAGGTCAGAATGACCAAGTTTTAACTAACAGCCTATTGGTGGCTGAAAAGTTTGGGAAAGAGCATAACAAAGTAATGAGAGACATTGAAAACCTCTCGTGCTCTGATGAATTTAGAGCCGCCAATTTTGGCGAAACCACTTATGTACACCCACAGAACAACCAAACCTATAAGATGTGTGTAATGACGAAAGATGGATTTAGCTTTCTTGTAATGGGATATACAGGCAAAAAGGCTGGTATGTTTAAAGAAGAATACATTAAAGCGTTTAACACAATGGAAAAGACACTAAAGGGGCAGCAAAAGCCACTCTCCCAGCTTGAAATACTTGTCCAGTCTGCACAAGCATTGCTTGAACAAAGTAAGCGCATTGACAACGTAGAAAAACGGCTTGACGCAATGGAGCAGGAACGTGAAAAAAATGGTCGAATTCTTCTGTCCGCTTCCGTATCTATAGAGAAAGTCCCAGAAATATCACTACGTAATAAAGTTCGCCAACTTGTCAATCAGTACGCAACTGCAACGAATACCAATCAGCAGGACGTTTGGCATAAGGTTTACGACCAGCTTTATTACCTATATAAAGTTTCCATAAGGGCATACAAGAAGCAAAACAAGAAAGAAAATTACTTGGATATTGCAGAACGCAATAATCTTCTTGATAAAATGTACGCCATTATCTCAAACCTCATCCGTGAACACAAGGCTGCTTAATGTAGCCTTGTAACCGATTGTAAACATTTCAAAGAACGAATTATGGAAAATCCATTTAAATCAGCAAGTCACATTGAACAAGAACCAGAACAGAACTTGTCAGACCTTCAATTTGTCGCTTCTCTACAACATCAGATTGACGAGCTTCAATCGCTTATTAATTATTAACAACGATGTGCTAAATGTACTTCGTCAAGACTGCTACCGTGAACACATTAAAGTCAATACAATAAGCAATCACGAGATTGTAGACTCTTTTATAAAATTTATACACTTAAAACACCCTTCTATAATCGGTGAATTTATAGAGTATCAGAAGCTCTGACTTTTAATCAGTGGAGCTATAATATTCTCCATGACCCATTTTATGATTAACAAGATTAGAATACTCTATAATAACAAAGATATATTTTTTAGGGGTCTCGTATATAAATGCGTTGACAATCGTTTTTAGTCAGATTCTTCTTGAACTAATGCTTCTAAAATTATAGGTGTATAAATTGCGCCATCATATTTTCTTGCTTCTTCACAAGCGGCAATAGCCTCTTCTTTTGTGTCGAACTTGGCTATATTCCATTCTTGTTGTTCGCAATTTCTAAAGGCGAATGGGACAATCTTTCCATATACATCCACATCCCTTACAAGGAAGAATGGACGATTAGTTGACGCTGCTTTAACAATATACTTTATTTCCATATTATAATGTTGCTTTTAAGGGGTTAGTTATTTAGTTTTGTTTATTTTATCATTGTACATTTTATATACATTGTAGACATGATTCTCGTATTTCCCCAATTCGTTGAATAGTTCCATAAATCCAGAAAAATCAGGTTTATTCAAGAAATTAACATCAGCATCATTTATCATTTGTGCAACGACATTAGAAAACATTTCTATGTTTAAGTCTTTGCATCCCAAATTTACCAATCTCAAATGCCTTAAAGTACAAAGCTTTACAAATGGGAGTGCTTTATCCCATTCTTTATTATTTAATAATGGAACTAATATGGATGTTTCTTCTGTTATAAAATTTCTGTCTATTTCATTATTTAATATAGTAGATTGCTTTTTTATCTCTTCGCTTGCAATCTCTTTAATCTTATCGTGTATTCTATCAATCTTTTGCTCAGTTGATGATAGGTCCTTTTCAAGTCTTAAAATATCATCCTTAGAACGCTCTAATAACCTTTGATTTGATTCATCTATTTCTCTTTTCAATGTAAAAGACTGATATATTTGCACAGCAACAAATACAGCAACAACAAGCGATGCAGTTGCAATTATCGCACCCATATAGTCAAATGAAAGGTTTGTTCTTGGCTTACATATAGCAAGTACAATAGCACATGCTATAATTGATACAATTCCGCAACAAAAAGAAAGCGTCTTTATCCAACCGAATTTCGGAGTTGAGAGACATTCCAATTTTACTGTGCCATTATATAGTTCTTTTTCTGATTCGGAAGAAGAATATGTTTTATTAGTATGTACCTCAATTTTCATGCTACTGTCTATTTTATATTTGAGTTCCAACTATCAGCAACTTGTTTATAGTCGCTATCTCTTTTAAGACCTCACCACTCTCCTTAGTCGCATCACTTATTGTTTTCAGAATGGTTTGATGTCTTTCGTATAGACTTTCCAATTTATCAAGCAACCGTACCTTATCATCGTGCGATAATCCGTTCCTTATTTCTTTGTTATTTGCGATAATATCACTCAACTTGTTTTCTTCGCCAGTTATAAGGTAGTCCCTACTCAGTCCATACAACTCACATATCTTCTCTACAAGCGGTAATGGGTTACGCTTACCGCTTGTAATTTCAGAAATTACCGATTGTGTGAAACCAGTCATCTTTGATAATTCAAGTTGCGTTACCTTCTTATCTTTTAAAAAGGATTTGATACGCATGCCAATTTCATTTCTGTTCATATATGGTAAATATTTGTTAAATATCTCACTATATTATCGAGTTTTGCGATATTTGCCATATATTTGCATCGTAAAACAAACAAATAAGGCATGGGATGCGGATATAATTCGCACCTTATCGCAACTGAACACTGCAAATATAGCAAAAATTCGCAAACCATGCCTTTTTATTGTGATAATAAAATCAAATAAAGATATGAAAGTTACAGTAGAAGACATTCTAAAAATCAGACCGGGAAAGACAAGGACATTCATCTTGAGCAATCCAAGAGAATGCCATTCGGCAGTTTCATTGGTTTGCTACGTAAAGAAAACAAGGAAACCTGCTGATATATCTAATTACTCGACTACTACAGACTGGGAGTCTAATTCTATTTCGATTACTGCAATAGGGAATTAGGGTATATAAAGAATAAATGAATAGTAGCTTATGACGCGTAACGAAGTAAAAATATTAGCTGAGGAACTATATAGATTGATGAAAAAGGACATCAAGACTATTGTATCACAAGTTGTCACAGAAGAGGCAGATGAATGGCTTACTCCAGAACAGGTAGCCCGAATGTTAAGCATGTCAATAAGCTATGTAATGCACAGCGATATCCCATATACAAAAGTAGGATGTCGAAGAAGGTATAGAAAATCAGATATAGTAAAAATGCTTGAACGATAAATGTATATCTGAGAAGGTTTCGGGACAGGACGGGAAAGGTATTTACCTTATTATGTAGCAAAAAAGTCGGTTCAACTCCGACCGAAACTTCAAATTAGTAGTTCTTTGAAATATTTATTTATACAATAGAAATAATGTATGGGTAAACAGTACAATTATTATATATGATTTCTGCGCAGGCACAGAAGCGAAGCCAGTGATGGTAGATAGTGGTGGGTGCAAGTGGAACGGAATTGACACCGATAGCAACCGAAGATAAGACGATAACGGTCGAATGGTTGTAAATGTCTGATGGTGGTAAAGCCACGAAGTTGAAATGAAATTTACTTTCAGCACGCCAATTTGTCTTTAGCGTGGTGAGTATGCTTGGTTAGGCACAAGTATCGCTGAAAGGTCTAATATATCCCCTCCCGTAAGATTCGGGGTAACAACCGGTTTAAGCCGTTGAGGGGAACAAACTTATGATTAAATGACATGAATGAACTAAAACAATTCAAGGATTTGCTTTTTAAGCAACATGAAATGGCTAAAGATGCCTTTCTCTTACCTTCTCCTATCCGTGAGGAATATATGAACGCAAAGCATGCTATAATGCAGTTTGAGAACGGATATGGAGTAAGTGTATTAAAAGGCACTTTGTTTTATTCCAACGGTATTGATACTTATGAGGTTGCAGTTCTTGATAATAATGGAATTTGCTATAACACTCCAATAACAAATGATATAATCGGCTATGTAGATGCGGATGAAGTATCTAACATAATGAAGCGAATACAAGAACTTCCAAAAAAATAATATAATGAAAACAGCCAATTTTATCATGTCTTTATTTGCCGCCTTATGTTCGTTAGGGATGATATATGGTGCGATAGTTACGGAAAGTCCTGTAAAATGCGTATCTGTGATTATATTTTCCATTATCTTCCTGTTGTGCATAAGACTGGTAGTCCTGACATACAATGAACTGAAAGAGTGTGACTAATATTTTCTCTATCTATTTTTAAGTTAGTAATATTATCCGTTCATGCCGGTATGTGAATATAGGTATGAACATCATCCGAAAGTAGCATTATGGAATGTATGTGGTAATTTAATAATAATCATATTCTTTATGTAGGTCTCATTACCCCACAAGAAGCAGGTTCGATTCCTGTCTTTCGGACAAATATTTAAACGTAGTTATTATGAAAAAAGGTGATAAAGTCCGTGAAATTGGCGATACGCTGATAGGCACGATTATTAAGATTAAAGATGGGCGTGCAGATGTCAAATTCTCTAAGTTAAAAGCTGTTTATTCACTTCCTTTGCAATTTTTGGAGAAAGTATGAGGTGTAAATCATCTATTAACTCAGAACTTGATAAGCTTTATTCAGAGCTTGACACGGTTCAGCAAATGAGTGAAGAAGCGGTAATGCTCACATTCAATGCTGACAGTAAGGCTGAATATATTGCACTTATCAATGAAGAAATTGATTCTCTTGAAAATGAGCTTGAAGAAGTCATGGCAGGAAGCGGAACTTTGTAAGGACTGCGGACCTGCCTTTTTTGTGTTGGTAATTTAAAAAGGGAAAACCTATGAAAGAAATAAGATTATTAAACGCTGACGAAATAGACGCCCGTGTAGCTACAGTAACCCAAAAAGGATGCTCATTGCTTCTTTACAAGGATGCGCGGTGTGACATGAGGCTATTGGATGAAACATTTGGTTCTATGAATTGGTCGAGAAGTCACGAAGTTATAGATGGCAATCTCTATTGTAACGTGTCCGTATGGGATAAAGAAAAAGGGATGTGGATAACCAAGCAAGATGTAGGAGTTGAAAGCTATTCCGAAAAAGAGAAGGGTCAGGCGTCTGATGCGTTTAAACGTGCCTGTTTTAATTTCGGCATAGGACGTGAGCTTTATACTGCACCTTTTATATGGGTAAACACTACTAAAGACGATTTGAATGCCCAAGGGAAAATTAAGACAACATTCAAGGTGCAATCAATCGGATATAACGAAAAACGAGAAATAAACATGCTTGTTATTGTTGATAACAAAAAAAATGTCCGATATGAGATGGGGAAAGTTGTAAAACCTAAAGAGGAATCTAAATCCGTTAGCAGTAAAGAAACGGATTTTCTTGCGATGGCATTGCAGGAAGTAAGATCAAGCCTGTCAATCGAGACATTACAGGTAGTATGGGGAAATTATAAGGAATTACAGAGTGACAAACGTTTTGTTGAAGCGGTGACAAGAAGGAAAGGAGAACTGAAATGAAACTAATCAAATCACAAGTCATTTTCAATCCCGATGAACATACTTATATGCTAGGGGATAAGGAACTAAGCGGTATTACTTCCGTGATAAGCAGACAGCTTTTTCCTGATAAATACCGTGATGTTCCCGAAGACGTGTTAAGAAAAGCGGCTGAAAGAGGTACTATGATCCACAGTATATGCGAACTTGTCGATGATATGGGTATAACTCATGACAGCGATGAAGCACAAGGATATAAGGAACTGAAAGACGATTGGGGATTGAGATACGAATGTTCCGAATATCTAGTATCAGATAATGAGCACTATGCAAGCTGTATCGACAAAGTTTATCGCGAAAATGAAACTGATTTTACTTTGGGCGATATAAAGACCACTTACGTGCTTGACAAGGAATCTGTAAGATGGCAGTTGAGTATATATGCATACTTTTTTGAGTTGCAGAATCCGGGATGCAATGCGGTAAGGCTTATAGGTATATGGTTGAGAGGTAAAAACCATGAGATAGTAGAAGTCGAGAGAATACCATCTGAAGTTGTAATGAATCTGTTGAAATGTGATTCGGAAGGCAGGCAGTTTGTAAATCCCTATTCCATATCTCCTGTTACTCTTCCTGACGAGTACCGAAAGATGGAGAGGACAATACAGGAAATTGTGTCACAGGCAAAATACTGGTCCGATAAAAAGAAAGAAATAACTGATGGCGTAATGATGGCTATGGTAGAAGCCGGTGAATATAGTTGGAAAGGTGATATCATATCATTTACTCGCAAAAAGGACACTATCAGAAAGGATTTCGACAAGAAGGCGTTTGAGAAAGATTATCCTGATTTGTATAAGAAATATTTAAAAGAGATTCCAGTAGTTGGAAGTGTAACATTAAAAACAATAGAATAACATGCACAACAGAATATCATTAATAGGAAATGTTGGGAACCAGCCGGAGATAAGAACGAAAGGCGATTCAAAAGTGGCTTCAATATCTTTGGGTGTAACCGAAAAAGGATACACAACGAAAGACGGTAAGAAGATAGAAGACAGAACAACTTGGTTTCGTATCGGTCTTTGGAGAGGTCTTGCGGAGATTGTAGAAAAGTACGTCAACAAGGGCGATAAACTCTTTGTGGAAGGAAAGATGCTTTCCCGTGAGTACGAGAAAGACGGGGTTAAATATACGGCTTGGGAAGTCACGGCAACGGAGATTGAGTTGCTTACACCAAAGAAGGACGGAAACGGTCAAGATACTAAATCAGCCCCTTCAACAACGCAGCAAGCGGCTAAAGAATCAGACGACTTGCCATTTTAACCTATGCGTTACGATCCTAAATTACCTCTTGACGTTCAAAAGGCAACCGTCCGTTTCAACAAGCTGATAAATGGGCAGAGACCTTTTGAACTTACAGAGGTCAAGGAAAGAAACCTGTCCGAAGAGCAAATGAGAACCATAAGGCAAAACAACACAGTTCACTTGTGGTTCTCTGTTTTTGCGAAAGAGATAGGCTGTACGTTTGACGAGTGCAAGCGTGATGTGAAAAGGAAACTTCTTGGACGTAAGCCTGTAATCAATGTTGTTACTGGTGAAACGGATTGGGAGGACTACAAGACAAGCGAAATGTCTGTTACCGAACTATCCTCATTTATGGATAAATTCAAAATGTGGGCACAGGCAGATTTCGGATGTTACCTACCATACTACGGCGATGTAGGTTATGAGGAAATGATGAGAGAATATAGAAACAGATAGATATGAGATTAAAATGTGATATAAGTAAGTGTTCTGCAAATTGTTGTTGCAATGTCCCAATTCCTAAAGGTTACTTCACAGCTTTAAAGAATCGAATCGTCAGACCTATAATCAGGTTTGAGGATGCAGGTAACAATCCCGAATTGGGGGGAAACAATGTGGTAGCTATCACAAATGAGGACATTGCAGAAAACAGATGCCCGTTCCAGCGTTACGATTACAAGTGTAACATATACGACCGCAGACCGAAGATATGCCGCATCTTCGGAGAGGGTAAGCACAAGTATTTGCAATGCGGATTTTTGGGGCAGAAGGCACCAAATTTCAATGAAATTCTTACCGATGTTAATTCGGTTATGGATATACTTAAACTTATAGACAAATGAAACTTACTTTGACAAAACAAGAAGTGCTTCTCATCCAGAAGTTGCTCAACACTTACAAAAACGAGTTGCCCGATGACGGAACAGAGAAGCATGGACGTTTTGTCGGGAAGCTCTGCAAGAAAATCAAAAGACAAGTTATTAATCAATTAAAGCAATAAAATTATGGAATCTAATATTTCACGCGATCATATTGCGCTTGAAGCAATGAAGTGCATAATGATGACAGCAAAACGCAGAAGAACTTTATGGAATAGAGTTGTAACATTGTTTTTCCCATCCAAAGAGGTTAGTATGATAAACTACAACTCTGAAAAACAGGCTAAAGCCGCTTACCAGATAGCCGATGCGATGATTAAGGAACGTAGTAAGATAAAGGAGGAATAATATGTATTACGAAGTAAAGTTAAAGGTGATGAAACCTAACAAGGAAGGCCTTGAAAAAGAAGTAAAAGAACATTTCATTACAGACTGTTCACTTTTTGCAGAAGCGGAAGCCAAAGGGCTTGAACAGTACGCATCTGATAATATGGAATCTGATGTATTCTCCATTTCACGTTCAAACATCATTGAGATAATCAACGAAAAGACAGAAGACAAACCATTCTTCAAGGCTACCATTGTAGATACTCAGATTGATGAGAACGGCAATGAGAAAGAATTGAAATACTATAATTTGGTTTGCGCAAAGGATTTAAAGGAGGCAAACACTTTGATGGAACAACACCTTTCACAAGGTTTGTCTGATATGAGATTGGACGCGATTGTTAAAACCAAAATAATTGATTTGATTTAGTTATGGAAGAGTTTATTTCAGACTGGTTCATTCCTATGGACTTCGGCAATGATATGCCAGATGAAGAGCCGGACGGTGAGGATAATTTTAATTTTGATTGACATGGAAAAGAAATTTGAACTTACAGACAAGTTTGTATTCAATACTTTTGGAATTAAATTATTCCAAATTAAGTGTACAAAGTCTTTTAAATATGCCAAGGAAGGTGATTTGGGAGGATATGTTGAGAAAGATGAGAACTTAGACCAAGAAAGCGATGCTTGGGTGTACGGCGATGCTCAGGTGTACGGCGATGCTCGGGTGTACGGCGATGCTCAGGTGTACGGCAATGCTTGGGTG